ACTCACCTACTTTCCATCCCTCAAACCTTTCCTTAATAAGTTGAGACGAATTATAAGATATGAGTTGAGCACCAGAACACCCAGAACAATCGGAAGCAAAAGTGTCGTGGTCGAATGATTTGTGCATACTACCTTTCCTTCCATATAGGTTAGATCCAATTTCATAGGGCGGGTCAAGGTAGGTAAAGGACTCCTTATTGCTGGTAAGTAGGGATTCATAAGACCAGTTAGTGATTTTCCAGTTCCGGATTATTTGACTATATCCTGGAAGTTTTTCAATTCCTCGCATTGAGAAGTTTGAGTGACTTGCTTGTCTGCTGAAGGACGATGATTCGGTAAGACCACTAAAGCTGCACTTGTTAATAACATAAAAAGCAGTAGCGCGGAATAGATTTGATTCATCATAATCGTTTACAACATTCTTTGCTTCTAAAAATAATCCTTTTGCAGATGCTTCATCTGGATAACGAGACTTAAGTTCCTGCAGTCTCTTATATAGATTATCTCCGTCCTCTTTTAGAGTTACCCAGAAGTTATAAAGAGGTTCATAGAGATCATTTACCCACACATTCAGATGTGGATATTTCTTTGTGATATGTATTGCTACACTACCACCACCAAGAAATGGTTCTCGATATTCAGTAAAATCACGTAGGTCCGGAATAAACGGATCCATTTTATTACAAGCACGAGACTTGCCGCCTGGATAACGAAGGGGTGTCTTGAGAGACTTCATCACAGAATTAAACTTTTACTAGGAGTTTGAATAGCAGAGAACATGTTATTATATTCTTTCTCAATCGGTTCTTGAGTTTCAGAAATATAAACAACATACTTGCGAGACACTTCTATCTCATGATTCTTCTGAGGTAAGAGTGGTGCCCATGGAGCAAATCCCATCTGACCATCTCGTGTAGGCACAGCAACAAGAGGATTTGTAATAACAATAGAATCTTCTTTCACTTCTAAAAGATCGGTGACAACATCTTCACCAGACCACATACGAATTACTTTGACGTTCATTTTGATTGATACTCAACTTGAATAGGATTTTCAAAGATATTTACCAGTCTAACATATGCCCATGCAGTGAACACCTGTGGAACTATGAATGCAATCATAGCCACAATCCAGAACCAGTAATAATAGTTTTCCTTGTTTTGTGTTCTCATTTGAATTCACACTCCACCATAATTTCAGTTAGACAAGCAAGCATATTTATTTCTTGATCCGCCACGAACGCCATCTGATATTGATACCGAGCAAGACAAAGCACAGCAGAAGGAATACTACTTGGGACCATGGAATCATAACAAGCATCGTAAATACGACGCAGAAGTACACTAGTATCGTTGTCCAAGTTATTGACAACCCATTTACGTACTTCGGGATAATCTTTCTCTTTAAGTTTTTTAACCAGGTCATTTACTTTTACGTCACTAAAGGTTGCAAGAATACCAGAGTCAATCTTACCACTAGCAGCATACCTCTGACATTCATTAAGAACACGTCTCCAATCAGGGAAGTGTTTATTAATAAGTTCTACCAGGACCTTGTTATCATATTCAATGCTTTCTGTATCCAAGATTTCTTGGATTCGCTTGAAGAAGGCGGCGGCGATTGCTGGTTTTTGCTTACCGTTGATTCCGAACTCGACGACTGTGGTTCTGGAGTGAAGGGGTTCGAGAATTTTATTCTTGAAGTTGCAGGTGAAGATGAATCGGCAGTTGCCATGAAACTCCTCAATAAACGCCCGTAGTAAGAGTTGTACGTCGTTTGTTGTGTTATCTGCCTCATCGATGATGATGACTTTGTGTCGAGCAGTTGATGAAAGTGATACGGTCGAAGCGAAATTTTTTGCAGTATTTCTGACCGTATCAAGGAAGCGTCCCTCATCGGATCCATTGATGACATAATAGTCTACTCCTAACTCATTACATAATGCTTTTGCTACTGTAGTCTTACCACAACCAGCAGGACCAGCAAGTAACATATTTGGTATTTCACCTTTATCTAGGAAACTTTTAAAAGTTTTTTTTGTTTCCTTAGGTAAAATACATTCTTCAATTGTTTTAGGTCGATATTTCTCAACCCAAAGAAATTCATCACGCATGTTCTTGTTTCACCAAAGTAAATGAACCATCATTATTATCAATCCACTCTAACACATCTCCCTCTTTCCATCCAGTTGCTTCAAGGATTTCTGGAGTGAAGGTTAGAAATTCATTATTCTCAATAATTAAAGTAGTTCTCATTCTAAAGGTCTCTCAAATTGTTCTGACACAATGTCAGTTGCCTTCAATTGTTCCTTCATATATTCTACACCGTTTTCAGGTGTAGCAGTTTCTCCACATGTGAATACATCACATACTGCCATTCCTTTCTCTGGCCATGTGTGAATACTGATATGACTCTCTGCAAGCATGGCAACACAAGTAACACCCTGAGGTTCAAACTTATGAACTGCAAGATTTAAAAGAGTTGACTTACATTCTTTTGCTGCTCTGAATAGCAGAACTCGGATGAACTCTTTATCGTCAAGAAGTTCAGGACAGCATCCCTTTAAAGTAAAAAGTATATGTTTCATGAATCACACCCAATCCGGTTTTCTGGATGGGTCACGAAGATAATTAGATGCAACCCAAGGTTTGCTGCTAATGTACATTTTGTAAGCAGTAAAAGTGTCAATGCTTGTGTCATATTTAAACTCATCAGGCATTGCTCGGGCGAATGGTTTGGGTTCTTTACCAGAGCGTCCTGCTGGATCACCGTAAGGAAAGATTTGGTTTGCGTATGCAAGAGTATGTAAGCAAGTATGAATCTTTTGGTATCTGTGAGAATACTCTTCACACAGAGCAAGTCCATGTTGAATCAACCAACGCCAGTTGAGCACGAAATCACTTGCCCACACAGTGCAGGGGTGATTGCGAAATGCTCCCTTAGTGGTCTTGTATGGCGTTCCATCCGCCTTAGGAAGGTCACCGAACCCATGACCCCATTTCTCAGAGGCAACGATAGAGAGCATCTGACAGCACTCTAAGGGCATCTTGACGATGTGTTTATCAGGGAGAACCTGAGCACAAACCACCGGATTGGGGTCTGTCACAAAGATGTTCATAGTATAGTTTTGGGTATAAACCAGTATGGCACAGACTGCCAGTATTTGCCAAGGATGTATGCCGAATAAAAATCCTGCACATCCCTCAAGGTATTACGATAATCTTTTGGATAAATCGTAACACTCATCAATGAAAAGATAACTACATGAAAAAAGTTTCCAGCTGGATGATGACCTAACTGAAACCCAAGTAGTCTTGCCTCTTCATTCACACTGAATCCAAGATTGAAATCCTTATGCAGTTGATCATGTAGTTCAGTGCTCTCTCCGATTCCAGGAATCCAGTTCTCAAGAAACTGAACGTATGGATCTGGTTCCATCAACCAAAAGTAGAATCAGGTTCCAGAGCAATATAGTAGGTCAGATCATGATTCTTGCTGGTGAATCGTGACAAAAGTTTTTGTGATACAACCACATCATAAGTTCCAGGAAGAACCTTGATATTCTCAACCTTGAAATTAAAGGAGAACACTTTATCAGTTTCACCTACAACTTCTTCGTGAGCATTAGAGGTGTCATTCTTACGATCTCGAACAACGAGTTTTACAACACCATTCTCACCAACAGCACAAATATCAGGAAGTTGATATACTGCTGCTGCTTTCAGAAGTTTATCCAGAACTGCCGTAGAGAGTTCAAAGCAAACATCCTCTGTAGGAAGAGAAATTGCTTTCTCAGGAGGAGTCACAATGACATTAGGATCTGCAAAGAAATACTTGGAGCGAGAACGACCTTCACGGATCACAACATATCCATCATTCGCAAAGTCAAGTTCAGGACTAGAATGCAGACTCAATCCATTCAAAAACTGATTGAGATCATAGATTCCAAAGTCACGAGAAAACTCTTCAGTGACTGTTGCTTCTGCAAGAATATTTTTCATCACACTAATTGTGCGAAGTTTGCTACCTTCCTTAAAAAGAATAGACTGATTAATAGAAGAGAAGTTCTTCAGGACAGAAATAGTTTTATCAGAAAGTTTCATAAGGGGTCGAAGTTTCATTACAGAGGCCAGCGAAATGATAGAGAAGGATACAATAATGAATTGCCTTCAGAATGTCTTGCTTTGACTTTCCACCTTTCTTACCAAATCGCGAAAGGTACTTGATAGCATTAGATCGACAGAATGGTTCTGCGTCACCAATACCTTCAATCAGATCAAGGGTCTGAGTTTTAGATTCAGGAGAGGCATAGTGAGCATTGTATGTGCCACCAAGATACTCTCGAATCTCTTTGAGGATAACATCCTCATGATACTTCCAGAAACCATTTTGATTGCTGGGAGTATCAGGTAGTCTAGGAACCTCAACGTTGAATGTCAAGGATTCACTCTCCAGAGACAGAGAGTCTGTCCCTGTGCCACCAACAACATGTGAAGACAGATCAATATTATCGTCTTCACTATAATCTTGTTTAAACATGTTCAGTTCGTCAAATAAAAGGGACCATGCATTAGTCATATTGTATCAAAATTCCGGCGTAGAGTCAACGACATAAAGTTGGGTCTCCTCACCAGGCATAGTGAAATCTACATCAACCTTGTCATACAGTTCCAGGAATGCCTGCTTGGTTTCATCGTCGAAACGATTTACACAAACTTCAATCGCTTTTGCTTTGTCACCAAAGATATTGAATGCTTTGACGATATGAACTAGGCGACGAGTAGAAATGACTTCTTCAATACCACCATCATAGAAGGTCTTGCGAATAATGTCTGCCCAATCAGAAAGACGCTTACAGAAATCAGCATCATCGCAGATCTTATTCAGAATGCGCTGCTCCACTGCGGCAGTCGGATACTCTTGCTCAAAGGTCACAGGGAAACGCTCAAGGAATGCTTCATTAAGAACATTGGTGCCGATGAAACGACCATCGTCAGAACCCTTACCCTTAGTGTTAGCAGTGGCGATTACATTGAAACCCTTCTTAGGTGCAACCCACTTACCAATCTTCTTCAAGAAGACACCCTTTCCTTCAAGGATTGATTGAAGGCAAAGAATTTTGTTGGAAGCCAGGTCAATCTCGTCAAGCAGTAGAATCGCACCGCGCTCCAAGGCTTCGATGACCGGACCATTGTGCCAAACGGTCTCGCCATTGACCAGACGGAATCCACCAATGAGATCATCTTCATCAGTCTCAATCGTAATGTTTACTCGAATAAGTTCACGACCCATTTGGGCGCACGCTTGCTCGACAGAGAACGTTTTGCCATTGCCCGAAAGCCCCGTAATGAACGACGGATAGAAAATACCGGACTTAATAATCTTTTTAATATCTGAGAAGTTACCAAACTGGACGAAGGAATCATCTTTCTGAGGGACAAGGTTTTGTACAGCAGGAGCATTATACGTTACTTCCAACTCCTTTACTGTCTCTTTCGTTACTTCCAGATTCCACTTACCACGACCAACTTTGCAGTCTTCCAGTTTCTTAGTAACCGTCTGATAGTTACAACCATTCATCGCACACCAAGCACGGACATCAGGAGCGGTGAACTCGGTGCCATACAATTCTTGGAGCGAGGTGCGGATGTACTCGGGGGACAGTGCCATTGCCTTTGTTTGAACTGTAGTCATTATAGACTGAAAAGGGGGGTCTAAGACCCCCCAGTGGACAGTTAGTGAACTGTCATCTTATCGTAATAACTCTCTGAGATTATCCTTGAAGTATATCCCGGATAATATTGCTTTACCATAGCACTTACACCCATAGCGGTGATAGCACTTGTACAAACTACCAAGACTTCTTTAGTATCTTCGAGAACAATATGCTTGAGTTTAAGTTTTGATTTTTTCATAATAAAGATTTTCACCCATAGGTAAATGTTTTGCCTTTGATTTTGGTATCTGCTTCGCCAGTTTTACCTGGTTGCATCTTACCAACCTTGATACTCTTTGCACCACCCAGTCCACCTTTACGGGTTGCTTTCAGTGCCGCAGATCCACCTGGTTTATTCTGGACAAGAACAGAATCTTGACCATACTTTTTACCAAGAGATTTAACTGCTTTCTTAAACTTTTTCTTGCCCATCTTACCAGAGCTGACGACGTGACTGCGTTCTTTAACTTTAGTCACCTTACCGTCATCCCCTCTCTCATCATATCGACCAGAAACTTTGGTAGCACCTGGAAGTCCCTTTCCACGAATATCACGATCTAATTGTTTAGAACGCGCTCTATTCTCATCAGACGACTTACCACCTCTTTGGGCAGACATGATAGCAGTCCCACCTTTCTGGGACTTTGTTCGAATTCTGTTCAGCGATGATTCCTGAACAGAATTACATTCTACCATGAATTGTTGAAAAGTTTTCATACCACCAATGAAATGAATTCTCCTAATACTTTTTTATTTAGTTTTTTGGTCTTCAGAGACTTGACAAAAGCAGATTTGATCTTTGCTTTTGATGCTCCATCATCAACATTAAACTCTGACTCTTGAGAAAGAGATGTGGATGACAAACCAAAGTAGGCATGATATCCAGAGTTCTTGATAGTGAAGCTGCGGAGTTTTCTCCAATCATTCTGAATCTTATCATACTCACCCATACCAAAGTCATAATATAGGCGGATGAAAGGATTGGCATCACGACCCTCAAGAACACGAATGCCAATGAAGTTCACTGATGGGAAGTTATCACGAAGATTAGTCAACAGGAGATCTGTAAATTGATTCCAACCATAAGGAATCTTGTATGTATTACCAGTCTTACGATCGCGCAAGAATGAAATACCACCTTTAAGATTACTTTTTCCCATGTATGGCTCGGTATCCCAGTGACGCTTGACCACCTTATGATAAGGGAGGTGATTTGCTTCACCATCACTGAGGACAATACATTGAACTTTCTGTAGTTTGTTCTCCGATTGAAACTTGGGAAGAATCTGATGTAAGCAAACCAGAGACTCATTTAGTGGAGTTCCAGACAGTCCCAGACGAGTAGGTGTGGAATAGTGACTGCGATAGTTGTCACCATATGCTTTAGCAATACGCCAGATGTTAAGCATTTGATGCTCAAGAGTCTTACCATTAACTTTACTGGTGAGAAGATTCATCAGAGAGAACTCTTCATGCACTGCAAGTAGATTCTCCTTCTTCTCGTAGGAGCAAGGATACTCCTCCCCGTGCATCACACGCTTCCACTCATTTGAGAAAGCATAGACTTCAAAGGGAATCGAAACTTTCTTACAGAACCACAGCAGATTAAAGAGTTGCTTGCAAGTATCAAGCAAGACACGACTCATAGAACCACTCCAATCAAGAATAAAGATGAGTCCATGATTCTTGCCATCAGGAATCACAGAGACCTTCTTGAAGAGGTCTTCATTGTACTTATAGGTGTGAAGTTTTGATGTATCAAGAACACCAGTACGAGAAGTGGTTGAACGAGCATAAGAGTCTGCTGCTTTCTTACACTCAAACTCCTTGACCAGATATCCTACTTCTTTCTGAGCAGATCGCTTGAACTTTTTATATGCCTCATCTGCAACCTTGAAGATATCTGGACCAAAGATACTATTACCCTCTTCGGCATTCTTGGCCTGCATATCAAACCAACGATCAATCTCCTGATGAATATCTACGTTTGGTGCAATAATATGCTTCAAATCAACCTTAGGAATTTCCACATACAGATTCTCAGAACCAGAAGATTCAACAAGGTCTTGAAGTTTTTCTTGGAGAGAATCAGCAGTTTTTACTTCCGGTTCAATATCAACATGTTCATCAGAACCAGATACGGATGCCTCACTCGTATTCTGAGATGGCATCTGCGACTCAGAAGATGCTCCAGATCCCTCGCCAGAGTCTTCTGACACACCTTGCTGCTGTGTAGGAGTAGAAGAACCCTCAGCGTTGCCCTCCTGCACCTCAGGAGGTGGTGTGAGGTTAGGAATCTCTTCCTCTTCTTTCTCTTTCTTACA